TACTCATCAGGAGGGACGGGTAGTTGTCTCACCGGTCTCCTCCGGTCTGGGCCTTGAGCATCATCTCACCAACTCTGAAGTCCTGATCAAAGGGTGCCTCGACACGGTACCTGATGTATCTTCCGGAGAACCGGACATCAGAATAACCGGTGCTTGTGAGTGCAACCGACCCCTGGTTTGTTTCAGTAGAATCAGGAGTCTCTGAGGAATAAAATCTCATTTGAAATCCTTCCGTGTCTCCTGTCTCCGAGTCTGTGATCACCTGTTGGGCATGAATTCTTTTTGAACCATCTGCAACCCGGATGTCTCCGGTCTCGGCATAGACGGTCATTGTGTCTGATGTAGATGCACCTCCAAAGGCCATGGTCCTGGTGTTGGTTCCATAGTCACTGCCAGGGTCGGTCACCCCCTCAAGACGGTCTGCATCCGATGTCCTTTGTTGTTCCATCCTGTAAAGCTTGTAATCCGACCCGGTTGCAAAGGGACTCCCCCAGGGGTTGTTCTCATCCCAGGACAGTCTGGAAAGGGTGCCAACGGTCCACCACTTTTGTGTATAATTATAGGCTATATATTTGTCATTCTCACCGTCTCCGGCCTCGGTTGCATAGAACCACCAGACCTCACCGTATTTCCGGTTCTCTCCTGCTGCAACCTGACTGAATTTTGTCCGGTCAATCCTGGTGGAATTATCAGTAAACACATAGTCAAGGACATCACAGGGAATTGGGTCACAATATCCTCCATCGTACCTGAAGAATCCTCCTGGGCCCATCCAGTACGCTGCAAACTCGATCACTGCCACTGCACCTGGGCCGACGATTCCTGCCGTGTCTGAAAGTCTCCGTCTGCCATAAATGAAAGGCTGCCCAACGTACGTTATTTCATGTGCATCCTCATCTGTTATTGCAATGATGGAATCACGGACCTTCAAGGCAATCTGGAGGTCTCCTGTGGTCTGAAGTTCAAAGGACCCTGCCTCTCCGGTTGCACTTACTGCCCAGGTGGAATAATCCTCCTGGTCACTCCATTGGATCTTCCTGGTGTTTCCTCCTGCACCATAAAGCATCACCATCCTCTCCTGGGTTGATAACACACCTTTGTTTCCGGTTGGTGCATTGGAAACCAGTGCACCATTCAGAGGATACGCTGCTTCTGATGCATCCCAGTAAATCAACCGTCCGTCCTGCTCAAAACATCCGAGCAGGTCCTCACCATAGGTGTCAAAATGCCACCTCCCACAGTTGTGCAGAATCGATGCTGCAGACTGATCACGACCCCATCCGTTTGTCAATGAGGAGGTGGAGATCGATGCACTTTCTGCAGTGAATGAAGACCAGGAATTATCGTCGATTTTACTATCTACAACCAGTGCAGTGTCACTGAGGACGTAGAGTGCATTATAGTCAGCATCGTTGTGGGTACTGTCTGCAATCCGGAAACCTTTATGACTGAAACTTCCTGAGGCTGCAGATACATTAAACAAAGTGTAAAACCCTCCTGCAGGGATGTTGATCTGTACCGGACCAGTAATAAAATATGCTCCTCCCAGGGTCAGGTCGGCCTGCAGTTCTACGGTGCCCTCGGAGGTCGTGTACTCTCCTGAGGTGGACGTGTTTGTTGTGATTGTGCTACTGATTCCTGGAGTGAAATTGGTGGTTGAGGTGACGGTGGTGACGACCGTTGCCGTGGGGTTCCAAACCCCTGCTCCCCATCCGGTGTTGGAACGTCCTTGGACGGCACCTGTCTTCCACAAATAGGTCAGGGTGATCGATGCAGTTTCATCGACCTCAAATTCCTCATCGATGGTGAGTGAATACTCGGTTGCAACCGCTGCGACCGTGTAGACATTCCCATTATTTTGTCCTCCTGTGATCTTAAACCGCACATCTGGATCGAGGAGGGTGTCAAGACCTCCTGCTGCACAGGTCAGGGTTGATCCACTTGTGACCATCTCTACTGCCCCAAGAGTGCCTCCCCCAGTGAGGGAGTCTCCAATCTCTGCGATGCCGGTTCCACCAGTCCAGTTGTATATACGGCTGTTGGTTCCGAGGACCATCTGGGCATATCCTGCATTGGTGGACCAGGTCACCAGGGATCGAGGTGCACCGACCAGGGCATTGGTCTCGGCATACCATCCTCCGATGGGTCGCATACGTCCTCCATGCCACCTCATCAGGTTTGCATCTCTCCATCTCCCGTTGGACTCTACCTGGGATCCTGCTTTGACTACACCAGGAGGAATTTCAAGGGAGAGGTATGCCATTTAATAGCTCCAGAGTGCTTCCCGTGGAAGGATGTCAATGTGGACAAAACGATCTTTGTGTTCTCCCTTCTGGGAGATTCCAATTCCACTGAATCCCAACCTGCGTGACTGTTCTACGACTTTTAATGCTCTTGGACCAAAGACCTGGATATCAGATCCCTGGCCTTGCAGATGAGCCGACTTGGGGTACCCCCCTGAGGCTCGATTGTGTGTTTCACACCGTCTTCCGCTGGAAATCCGCAAAGGACCGATCTTGTTTCTTAACTCCTGCAACATCCTCATGAACTCACCATCCATTTCATCCTCCCGACATTTCCCACACTTGCATCGCATTTCAGCCTTGCTGAAATTGGGAGTGATCATGTCAACCATGAATACCCCCGTTGCAATGAGGAAGTGTCGACGTAATATAAGCCAACCACATTAAATTTTCCCATCCGCTTCCAACTTTGAGCGGATCTCGGAAACAATCTTATCATCGATGGTGGTGGTTGTTCTTTTGGCAGCCCACTCACCAAGCATCAAAAAAACCCTGAGGACCACCTTCTCTGAAAGCATCGATATCACAATGGTCTTTGCTGCTCCTGCCAGGAGGGGGATCATCATTTCCGGCCTCTCATTTCTGCAACCAACTCCCGGATTGCACTGGTCTGGTCATTCAATGCCACTTTGAACTCCTCGTTTCTGCTATTGGTTGAGTTGATCAGGTTGATTAACCTCTCATCACTGGTGTCATCCTTATTCCTCCAGGAATCGATCTCCGTCTGATGCATCAGGTCTTTTTTGTAGATGTACCACATGCAGGCACCTGTCACAAAGACAGGGACTCCGAGTGTTTCTACCAGTCCAAGAATGATTTGAATGTCCATTATGCAGGATTCATCTTTGCTTCCTGTGCTTCCTTGAAAGCCGAGTAGTTTGCTTTCACTGAGTCGGTCATCACTGCTTCAAACTGAGCTTTGACAGTAGCATCAGATATGGTGCTTGTATCTGCATCTGGCTGAAGGACGTAACGGTGAAAACTAGCAGATAATTCAGAATTATTTTCCATCACAGAAATTCTATTCCTGCATTGCAAAACGTAATGATCTTTAACTGCTAATGTTTCAATTTTATCTGTTTTAATTACTTTAGTGAGTGCCATAATAGAAATTTGGTTTAAGTTTTTTCTGATTATTAATCAGTCTGATACGTGATATTAACTCTAATACTACATGTAGATGCGTATTGGATATCACCGCACGTAACATTCTCTGATTCCCATGTTCCACCTGATTTTTTTTCTTGGCAATAAGCCACTGAACTACCTGAATCCATAATTAATGTGGTGTTTTCCTGCGTGTTTACACGATACAGATAGACTACGCCAACATATGCAGTATTTGCGGTAGAACTTGTAGCAAATGGGAATCCTCTAATATATAACATGTATTCATCTGTCATGCTCTCGGACGCCATCTCAAAAAAACCATTTACATTAACTTGATTCCCGATTTTGGTGTATTTCCCGACTGTATACCCTGTGTCTGCGGTTGCAGTGTTACCACCAGAGGAAGCATCTGCAATTTCAACTGTCCACGTCCCTTGCTCATACCCGCTCAAAACTTCATCTGTAGTACCACCCACGGCAGTCTGGGCACCTGAAAAATCAATACCCTTGTCTGCCGTGCTAAATGCAAGGTTCCCATTATTTATGGATACATTCTGGTTTGCAGTATCCACAGTTAATGATGCAGTTCCAGCTTGATCATTGAGAATAATCTCTTTACTGCTTTCTGGTTGAATAACCAGATGACCGGATGCCTGTTTCAACGTCCCAAACGCGGTGCCTCCGTCCTTCAGAGTGATATCTGCTCCTTCTGCATCAAGGACAATATCTGCAGGAGAATCGATTGTCAGATCACCTGCATCCGTGATGGTGACCGACCCGGTGCCCCCGTTGTTCTGGAGCTTCAGGTCGTTCCCTGAGTCGCTTTTAACGGTTCTTGTTGCCATAAAATTACCCTCCTATAATCAATGTTCCATCCGACTCGATGGTGAGTGCTAATGTTAAAGTCCCTGCATTCATGGTATGAAACTGCAGTTCCCCATCCTCAGATCCATCCGTGACGGCCCTCACGACGGTCTGGATTCTGCTGTAATTGGTTGCATTATCTCCGTCATCCTGACCGGCAAAGGTCACTCCTCCAATCACGTCGGTTGCGACCTGGGTGCCTCCCTCACGGGATAGTTTCAACTCTGGTCCAAGTGCTCCATCATCGGTAGTGTCGGTCATCGTCACATCACCTGTGGCAAGACCTAGTTCAATCCGGGTTGTAGTTCCATCATCAAAATTGATGTTGTCTCCGTCTGCACTCAGGGTGATGTCTCCTGTTGCATCGAGGGTGATGTTTCCGGCTGCAGTGTGGGTGATGTTATTAGATGCATCGGCCTCGATCTTCTCGGTATCGGCCCCAAAAGTGAGACCGACCTGGGCCGGGAGGTTGACATCCGAGGTTGCAGTCAGGTTGATATCTCCACCGGAGTTCACCGTCAGATCAGTATCATTGCTCTCGATTTTGTCATTATTATCTGAGGCAAAGGTCAGTCCGACCCCGGAGGGAATATTCACATCCGAGGTTGCCGTGAGGCTAATGTCTCCACCTGAGGTCAGTGTTAAATCGGTGTCATTCCCTTCTATTTTTTCCCCGGTTCCAAAGGTGACCCCGACATCGGCAGGAATGACCACGTCTGTGGTTGCCGTGAGGTTGATTGCACCTCCTGAATTAACCGTCAAATCGGTGTCATTTGATTCAATCTTCTCGTTCCCATCGGAGGCAAAAGTGAGTCCTACCCCAGAGGGAATGTTCACATCACTGGTTGCGGTCAGGTCGATGTCTCCACCTGATGTGAGAGTCAGATCCGTGTTATCCCCTTCAATCTTCTCACCCGTTCCAAAGGTGACCCCAACATTGGCAGGAACCACAACATCACTGGTCGCAGTAAGGTTGATTGCACCTCCGGAATTGACGGTCAGGTCTGTATCGTCACTTTCAATCTTCTCGTTCCCGTCGGAGGCAAATGTAATCCCTTTGTTGGCTGGAATATTTACATCTCCGGTGGATCCTGGAGTGAGGTTGACATCTCCAGTTCCTTTTGCTGCCAGGGTCAGGTCGATGTTGGTATCATCTCCTGCAGAAGCAATCTGCGGAGGATTCCCGGTGGCAGCATTGGTGACTCCAATGTGATTGACTGCAGATCCAGTTGCAGTGAAGTCAATCAACTCATTCTCGTTTGCATCAGCAATTAAATCACTGGTTGCATTGACTGCAGCAACAACGGTGTCGAGGTCGGTGTTGATGTAAGTACCCCAGACATTATTATCTCCTCCATCCAGGGGTTTCTGGAGGTTTTTTGAGGTCCCTGCCGTCTTGGAATACGTGTAAAAATCGGAGGTATTGGTTGCCATATTACCTGTAGTAAATCGGGTTGGTCACTGCACCAGAAAAATAAGGTCGTTTAATACTCATGTTCAGTGCAGTCCCAGGGTTTTCTCCTCTCTCATCCTGTGCTGATAATTCCTGCAGTCTCTCCTCCATGAGCCCCTTCCAGATTGCAATCCTTGGATCATCCATCAGATAGGGTGAGGAGTGCATCAGGGATCCATACAGGTACAAGTCCGGATGAGAGTCGAGGATCCAGTTGGTTGTTGCAGAGTCACTGAGTGGAGTAAATTTTTGATAGAATGTGATCTCAACAGAGTAGGTCGCATCAGGAACTGGTCCGAGTTCCAGTTCATATCCAATCAGTCCAAAACAGATCGGTCTGCCGGTGGCTCCTGATCTTTGGTATCTAAACTCATCCATGGCCTGAGGAGATTTGAATTCCAGGACCACTGGACCTCCAGATGTTGGTTCCAGGGTGATGTTTTTGAGTTCCAGATAATTGGTCAAAGAGTCGGAAAGGTCCGTGTACTGACCACTCACAGATATGGTGCTCCGTGTGATCATTTTACGGACCCTCAAACGTCTCTGGAATTCTGCTTCTGCGAGGGCAATGAACTTCTCAATGACAGTGCTCCCGTCATCCTGGTCGGTCGCGAGGTCTGAACGGTTCAGGAAATCACCAACGGATGACTTCAGATTTGCATAGGTGTCAAGTGCCATCAGGCTGCCTCAGTCTGTGGTGCATAATACTCCGACATCTGGTTTTGAATCTTTTTGAGCAGGACAGGAAACTCGGTCTCCTTCCATTCCATGTATGCTGCAATCTGCCCCGATTTGGATGCAATCCGTTCCCAGTTTTCCTTCTCCTCCCGTAAGTCTCCCCAACCATCGAGAGCATACTTCAGGGTTCCCAATTCCTCGGCAATGTCCTGTAGTGCGTGTGCAAAAAACCACCGTCCACGGGCAAACAAAGGTCCAATAGCTTTCATCAGCTTTCCTCCTATGCATGGTTGTGCCGGGAGGGTTGCATTGTGGATATTATCTGGGCCATAAGTCACATCCCAGGGTCCACAGTATTTGATCAATCGTTTTGCCCAATCGAGTCCTGGAGTGAAGTTTTCACCAATGAACAGATAGTGGTCTTGAGTCGTATATAATTTGAGGAAATCGGCTGCCTTCTCGATGTTTTCCCATCCATCTGGAGGATTGTCCTGGTTGACACAAACCCCTTTCCAGTCTGATGCCTGCATCGTCAATCGTGCAGTCTCTGGATTTTGTATTTCAGGGATCATGATCAGGGATGATCCATCATTCTCAGGATGAAGATTCATGACATGGAGTTCTGCATCTGTTTCCAGTTTGGAATAGAACCCCTCACTCATGGTTGCCATGCTCATATCATATGCCATGTCCCCCATATGCTTGACCTGCCGGGAGAGGTCATGATCGATGTAGATTGGGACTCCTAGTTTTTTCAGTTTCCTGCAGAAAAAAACGTCCTCACCTATGACTCCTGGGATCTTGTCTGGATCAGGTTCAAAGGCAAACCATGGGAGTTCCAGTTCAGGAAGTCCAAAGACCCTCATATCAAGCATCATGACTGCACATCCAACCTGGTCGACCTCCTCCAGTCCATGCGTGTCCGGGGTGGAGTAGACGTATCGTTTATCCTTTGCAAATGCAGTCGGATAGGTCGGAAGTCTCCTGCGGACACAATTTGCTGCAACAACAGCCTGATTGTGATTCAGAAGGTTCTGAACAGTGTCAAACGGGAAGACCATGTCACTGTCAATGAACAGTGCATGGGTTGCCCCCCATTTATATGCCATTGCGACCAGACGATGTCTTGAGTCTGGGATTATTGAACACTGGACTCCAAAAAGTTTGATCTCCTTGGTTCCGTTTTCATATTTGGAATCTGAGAAGCAAGCCATCATAT